GGGCCCGGAGGCCCACCAGGTGCTTATGCATTCCCCATCACTGGGGCTCCCCTGTTTATTACAGGTTGTCATTCCAGGAGTGTCATGGGCTATCGTAAACGCACGAAGTCAAGTCTTGCCTTGAAGTCCAACTACAGTTGGACCAATGGGTTGACTCGATCAAGTGCGTCCGCCTCTCTCATGAACAGTGCGACGTCTATCGACGCCGTACATAAGGTTCAAGGGCTTGGAAGTGGTAATATCGGTGGAGACTTTGATCTCACATCGACTACCTACTTTCCTTCGCCTGCGAACACTTCGTTCGTGAGACAAACTGGCGGGGCTGGCACGTACTACGGTACAGTTGTCCCGACTGGTTTGCTTTATGCAAACTTTGATCAGGTAGCTGTATCTGTGCCATCCGAGTATCAGCTGATAACCTTAGGGTCAACAGCCATTGCTCGGACTATGCCTACGAACCCTGTCGCAGCTCTTTCAACTGCTGTTGGAGAGCTACGATCTGACGGCTTACCAAAGCTACCATCATTCGAACTTATTCGTGAGAGATCCCGCTACCTGAGAAATTCTGGTAGCGAGTACTTGAACGTTGAGTTCGGATGGCTTCCTCTGGTATCTGATCTTAAATCCTTTGCTTATGCTGTGAAGCATTCGCATGAGATTTTGTCTAACTACCGTAAAGGTAGCGACAAGAAGATCAGACGTCGGTACGCCTTCCCTACTGAGATTCGTTCTCAGATGTTGCAAGCAGGTGATGGTCAGGTGACGGGCGAAGCCCTAATCTGGCCACACACCAATGCGAACAACAAACAATATGGGAAGTCAGGGAGACATCTGAGAACAGTGTCAGTCGACACTTGGTTTAGTGGTGCCTTTCGGTACCACATCCCTGGAGGTGATGATCTTGCCTCCAAGTTCTCTAGATATGCTCAAGAAGCTGACAAACTTCTTGGGCTCGAGCTCTCACCAGAAGTGGTGTGGAACTTGACTCCTTGGACCTGGGCCCTGGATTGGTTCAGCAATGCGGGTGATGTTGTTCATAATATCAACCGCATGGGCCACGACGGGTTGGTGTTGCAATACGGCTACATCATGTCTTCAAAGGTGCAAACCGATGAAGTATGGTGTCTTCAGAGTAACGGGAGACCGTGTTCTCTGCGGACGGAGACTAAAAACCTCCGTCGCCGTGGTGCTACACCATATGGCTTCGGATTCGATCTGACAAAGCTTTCGCCTAGTCAGGACGCAATCCTTGTAGCTCTGGGCTTGTCCCATGGGCTACGCTGACTCCGGTCGGCAGCCTATGCAAAAGTTGCATAGGACCACCTCTGCCCCGTTAAGGGGCACAACCGAAAGAGTAATGCCGTGGCGTTTTCTGATCCTCAGACCGTGACAATCAACGCAGTCGCTCAGACCCTTCCTAGGGTTTCTGTCGACACCAACTCGTCTACCTATCAGAAGGATGACGGGACGGTGAAGCTTAACGCTTCGCACCAGTATGGTAAGCGTAAGCGTTCGCTTCTGCGCCTTGATTTCCAGAAGACTGCTGCTGATCCTCTGATCAGTTCGCAGAACATCATTTATTCGATGTCTGTCCAGCTCGTCGTCGATCGACCCCTTACAGGGTTTACCGTCGCTGAGCAGAAGCAGATTGTCGATGCGATGTCGGCCTATCTTACGGCCTCTTCTGGTGCCAACACCACCAAGTTCCTTGGTGGCGAGAACTAAGCGGAAAGACCTCTGGCGGCTTCTAGATCGTTTCTTGATCTATGCCGTCATAGGCCTTCTGCTCGCTCTCGCGCCGGCTGAGAGCAATAGGGTTGACCCTAACAGTGTAAACTGTTTGGGTTTTCCTGAAAGCTCTTTGCCTTCGTGTGGTAATCGGTCTGCCTGAGAACACTTCGGCTCCGGATTCAATTACCTCTGTTAGGAGGGTTGATGAAAAGCCTCATGTTGCTCTGGTCGGTTCTCCTCGAAGAATTCGGGGAGAGGTGTTGCACAAGCACCACCCTGGACCTCAAAAAGGCCAGGAGTCGAGTCAAACATGAGGGGTTATCGTTTTTGACGATAACCCTACCTGCCTTCTGTAAGGACTTCGAAAAAAGTCTGGAAGAAGGTAAGGTCGATCGCGACCTCTTCACTGGTTTCCAGTGGAAAGGCGGGCTCCCCCTATTTCTAGGAGGTTTCCTCGATCGTGTGTTTGACCGTGGTTCGGGTGTGTTGCTGCAAGACCCCGACATCGATTCCATCTTTGCGATTCGCCAGTTAACACTGGTGTTCGCAAAGATCCTGTTGCCCTGCTCGGAAGAGCGGAACGCAGGCGCGATTAAAGGTTACTTGCAGTGTGAGCAGGAGGTGAGAAGGGCAGATCAAAATACATCCGCTGAAGATCTTTTAGGTCTTCAGCGGGTATCTGCTCTCTTGTTCCGCGATGTCTTTACCACCATGGACAAGCTTGTTTATGATGGTGACATCAAGGGCAAACATGGCCCGGGCGCAACTGCAGATCGACTTAAGGGAAACCAAAAGTACGATCTGCGGGAGTGGCCGCAGCGTCTGGAGAAGGCGTTTCCTTTTTGGGAACATGCCATTCCGAACGCTAGGTACCTTCACAGGTACGACCTTGTCTCACTCCTCGAACCTGGTGCCGAGCGGCCTGTAAAGGTCACTCTGGTACCTAAGACGCTGAAGACACCACGAGTCATTGCCATTGAGCCCACCGCTGTGCAATATATGCAGCAGGGGATCATGGAAAAACTCGTAGAGTTGCTCGAGACGGATCAAACCGTCTCGGGCATGATCGGGTTCACGGATCAGGTCCCTAACCAAGACCTCGCCCGCGAGGGAAGTTCGCAAGGACTTCTCGCCACACTGGATCTCAGTGAGGCCTCCGATCGTGTCTCCAATCAGCATGTACGGGTAATGCTTCAACGTTTTCCGTCTTTCTTTGAGGCGGTGGACGCTACGCGTTCCCGGAAGGCTGATGTGTTTGGCAAGATAATTCGTCTTGCCAAGTTCGCGTCTATGGGTTCTGCGCTGTGTTTCCCCTTCGAGGCGATGGTATTTCTTACCATCATCTTTAAGGCGATCGAACGCAGTGACAACACCCCGATGACCCGTAAGCGGATTCGTTCGCTTGCAGGCCAGGTGCGCGTGTACGGGGACGATATTATTGTCCCCGTGCGCTATGTGCCATTCGTGATCAGCGAGCTCGAGACTTTTGGGTTTCGAGTTAATGCTGGCAAGAGCTTTTGGAACGGGAAGTTCCGAGAGTCTTGCGGCAAGGAGTTCTTTGACGGACACGATGTTTCTATCGTGCGTTGCCGTCGGGAGTTCCCTGTCTCACGAACTGATGTTCCGGAGATGATCTCCCTTGTCGCTTTCAGAAACCTGTTGTATTTAAAGGGTCTCTGGAGGACGGCGGGATACCTGGATGGGATAATTGGCCCCTTGCTTGATGGCCATTTCCCAGTTGTAAGCCCAGGTTTGACGGAATGGAATGAGGAATCCATCCTGTCATCTTCTCCTTTGCTAGGGCGGGTGAGCTTTCTCGAGCCTATGGCTGAGAGAATCCACCCAGACTTGCATACCCCTCTGGTTAAGGGGTGGCAGGTCTTGTCTAAACTACCGGCCTCAACGGTCAGTGGTGAAGGCGCCTTGCTCAAGGTGTTCCTTAAACGCGGCGATCAGCCATTCGCTGACAGGAATCATCTGGAACGTCAGGGACGTCCTCAGTCCGTCAACATCAAGCTGAGGTGGAAAACTCCGTATTAATATACGGAGCATTGCGGCTAGAAAGTGCGAGGCTCTGAGTGTGAACTCAGAATGACATAAGTGTGAC